GCAGACGCACTTGTAGCCGCCGCTGTAGCCGAAGACGCACTATTTGTCTCGCTAGTAGCCGCGTTGACCTTAGAAGTATTCGCAGCCGTGGCACTTGCGGCACTATTTGTTTCGCTAGTAGCCGCATTGGTCTCAGCAAGTTCACTGGCAGTCTTTGCAGTTTCAGAAGCAGTCTTAGATGTCTGGGCTGCAGTGGCACTTGTAGCACTATTTGTTTCGCTAGTAGACGCGCTAGTTGCTGAAGTTGCTGCATTTGTTGCTGATGTGGCAGCATTAGTTGCCTGAGTTGTAGCCAGTGCAACCTGTGCGGCGCCGTTTGTAGTAGCCAGTCCGGCCTGAGTTGTAGCCAGTGCAACTTGGGCTTCACCATTTGTTGTAGCCAGTCCGGCCTGAGTTGTAGCCAGTGCAACTTGCGCTGCACCATTTGTTGTAGCTAATGCTGCTTGGGTCGCTGCAGTAGTGGCACTGCCAGAAGATGCTGTAGCACTGGTAGCAGATTCAGTAGCAGATGTTGCGGCAGCGGTAGCACTTGTAGTCGCTGAAGTTGCTGAAGCGGCTGCGTTTGTCTCTGAGGATGCTGCATTTGCTTCTGAAGCAGCGGCTTTATTGGTACTCGATTGAATCGCATCTGTGTTTGTACTAGAGATTCCGGTCTGGGAATAGAAAGATGATGCCATGGTTGTTAATCTCCATAGACTACTGTTGGTCGCATTACCTGACTTACGCCTGACTGCTCTGCAGAATTACTTTGTTCTTGTAGTTCAGCAAGGAACTGTCCTGACTTCTGTTCAAAAATAGCGGATCTCTCATCCATGAAATAATCTGCAGCATAAGAAAGCGCAGTGTATGTAAGTATGTCTGAGGCTATAGCAGTAAGAGCATTGGTGTCAGAATCGGTGGCAAGGCTTGGGAACTCAGCATAGTAGTCTAAGTATACTGTTCCTGTTGTTGGCTGTGGGTGAAGAAGGATCTTACTTCTTTGTCGGCACATCTGTCGCGGTATGCCCTGTTCCCCAGTCTTTTGTGCCTGTATCATCTCGTGATGTGGAATGCGTGTGACAGCAACACCATCCATATAGACACTTATTACTTCCAATAGATTTGTAGGTATAGTGATTTCACCAGTTTGACCTGAGATATTGTAACTCTGTTGAGCCTCTTGTGCAGGGGTTCTCAGTACTCTTTGTATTCTGGTCGTCGCTTGGTCAATAAAAGTATCGGCAAGCGCATCAGGGCAGTCACTACGATTCAGAAGGGCCTTAAAGTGCGCCCTGATTTGTCCTTTGTTCATTTAGTACCTCTTAGATTTAGTCACTTTCTTCTTTTTATTTGTGACCTTCTTTTTCTTCACAGGCTTTTTGGCAGTCAGTGCCGCTTTGCGAAATGCCGCGTCAGTCGGAGCGCCCTTGTCGCCCTTCTTTCGCATGGGCTTTCCAGACTTACGTCGTTTAGCGATGTTCTCGTATAGGCTCATGTCAGGTCCTCTTTGACTTGGCACCACTGCACTTCCATCGTTTTCTCGACAAGTTCAGAGGTGAATTAGGGTTCTTTGCGGCTTTCGGATGTTTCTTCTTCTGCGCTAGTGATCTGGCACAGTAAGCGTCACCCTTCTTCGTCCCTGCGCGGACTCGAGGTCCTCCGTCTTTCGCTTTCCCCGATTGACCGTAGGAAACACGTTTGCCACTTTTTGTGACTTTGACTTTTGCCTTACCTGTTCTCGGGGTTGCCATTGTTAAACCTTCCGATCCGTTGCCATGAACGCATCAAGGTTTTCTCTTTTCAATCTTGCGACGATATCCTTACCTGTGGCTTGCCAGAGGTCGAAGCCTTCTCGCATCCACTTCTCAACTACCACAGTCGGTATTGATGCAACTCTATGGAAATCACCCATAGGCTTAGAAGTACTTTCATTACGCGCATCTTTCAGATCATCGATGAATGTTTGGGAGATGTTCTGAGTATGTTTTCTTGTGATATCACCGACTTCAAATATGAAATCTGTGTTGGACTGTGTGAGGTCAGTGATCTTATCTTTTGTAGAATTTAGTAGCATGGGCCATCCTTGAAAATAAAAAGGACCGCACCAGACACACAGTAAGGAGAGCAAAACCCATGTGATCTAGTGCGGCCCAACAAGAACCGAGGTTCTATTCGGTATTAGGTGAGAGCGTTAATCTGTACGCTATCGCCGTGGTTCATGTGCTTGACGGACATTTCTCCGACGACAAAATGCTTGTCGCTGTCGCCGTCTTTCGCCAAGAGTGTTCGTGTGAACGGACGAAGTGTACATGTCTTAAACATCGACGGATCGATCAATAGGGCATGTGTGGCTTCTAGGTGTCTGTTCAAAACAACACGGTACTCACCGTATGGAGACACATACAAGTCAATCGCATTTACCAATGTTTTGCCTTGGGCAATTTCACGGTTACGACCAGAACTTGCTGAGAACCCTGCTACGATTTGAGCGTCTGCAGGTTTAATCATGAAAGTGTCTACGTCTGAGCCGTTGTTGTATGCAGTTTGACCTGCAGCCAATAACATCGCCTCAGTCAAGGCACCAGAGCCACCTGCTTGTACAGTAGAGATCTGGTTGATAACACTCTGTGCTTTACGAGCCGCACTTGACGTACCTGCTACGGCTGCTTGGTCTGCACCCACGAGCATAAATTCTGCATCGCGCTTAATTTCCTTGAGGGCTTTACCAAGTTGATGGGCCGTTTCCTTCGCACGGCCATAAGTGCCAACAGCGTCTGAAGTTGCCGACACTTGGAACGCCTTGGTCAGGATCTGCGTGTTGTTTGTACGTTCAACAGCGTTGGCTAAAGTAGCCATTGAAGCAGAGGCTCCTTCTACTGCCGCATTGACTCCGGCAGATGCCAAAGAATCCTCAAGCCAAGAGAATGTCCGAGCAGACACTTTCTCGTCTTTGAACATGGTCATGGCAGGAGTATCGAATGGGGTTATATCTGTGATGATATCGGCCACACTCTCTTTTTTCCCGACCTGATCATATGTTGTATATGTCGTCATTATTAAGTTTCCTTAAATTAAAGTTTGAAGTGGAAAGACTAACTTTCCCAACGTGCCATTAGGGCATCTGCAATGTCATCCATGCCACCGCCGTACTTTGGATTATTTCGAAGTTTTTCCTGCGCCCTCTGGGCATTGGCCTTCTTAATCTGAGTTTTGGTAGGTGGGGATTTCTTAGAACTCAAAACTTTGGTCTTCTTTGTCTTTTTAGTCACTTTGGCTTTAGCCTTCTTTGATTGGGCCGTCGCTTTAGTTTCATCATAAAGACGAGCCTTGTTTAGCAACATGATCACGTTTGGATCTGTGTACTGATCTACTTGGTTTTGAGGTAGGCCGTTTTTGACTGCATACGTCCTGATGTCGTTATACATCTCGTTGCCCCAGTCTGGAATTGTGTCCTCTAACACACGAATACATTCTTTCGCGGCTTGTTGGACTGCAGACTGTTGCTGAGTTTGCATCTCTTGCAGCAAGGCGTTGCTTTCTTCCTCGAGGAACTTTACGTCCTCTTCGGCCTGACGCGCATCTTGCCTCAATTGGGCAAATGTTTCAGTGTCCATCTGGGACTGAGCAACCATCATGTCCATATCGGAATATGGCTTTAATCGCTCTTGAGCGCGTTCTAAGAGTTTCTGATATGACACCGTAGTCCTCACAAAGTCTTTGTCTGCGATTTTACGTTGTTCGGCTAAGTCTTGAGACTTTTTAGTGAGAGATGCTTCCTGACCTGCCAGTCGCTTCAAGTCTTTCACAGATACCTGTTTGGTTTCACCGTTGACCTTGAGTTCAACAACTGTGTCGTCAGAGGCGACTTCCACTTCTTCAGTGGTATCGTCTTCCTCATCGTCCTCATCGTCGTCTTCTTCTTGGTCTTCGGTTTCTTCCTCTTCATCAGGGTCCGCTTCGTACTCTTCGTCGTCTTCGAGTTCTTCTGCTTCCTCAATTTCAACTTCTTCTACGTCTGTCTCATCGACGTCTTCAGTTGTTGCCTCCACTTCTTCGTCTTCAGATGGCTTTTCAGCGTCTTCCCAACGATTTAGGATGGCGTCAGCCGCGTCACTGAGATCCAGTGCGCGAGGTTCAGATTCGGTCTTTTGCACGTTTGACATGGTGCTAGTCCTCTTCTTGGCTAGTGTCGCCGTTCTCTTTGATGCTATCTCGCACCGCGACTTTATGTTTAAAATGGTTCACCACGTCTACAAGTGCGCGATAGTGGCGATATGAAGTCTCACGTCTTTCATGTTCGTGAGGTTCTGTGTTGACGAATGCTTTGAAAGCCTCGTCTACTAGTTCGTTAATAGTGGCGTTGAATGCCGAGGATCCTAAGATTTGCTCGACCTCATCGCCCTGCTGAATCATTTGCTCTTCTTGTGTTGTCATAGTTCCTTTATCCATTAGGGCTTGCTATTGCTCGAACATCTTCAGCATTTCTAGCGATCTCGAGTTCTTCGAGGTTCACCATCTCTTTATGCTGTTGTTGGCTCTCTTGGAGATCCATCTTGTCCGACTTGAGGGCGTAATCTCTCTCTGCCTTGAGTGCATCAAGTTCGAGTTTCATACGACCAATCTCTGCTTCAAAGGCTGTCTTTTGTTCGGCAACCTGAGTTTGACGATCCGAAATCTCAAGTTGCTTCTGCGCCATTTGCATTTGCATCTGTTGATTTGGATCTGGTTGTGGTGGTGGGATCATCTTCGGATCTTTCAAGAAGTCAGCTACGTTCTTGATCCCAGACATATCGAGGATCTTAGCAAGCATCTGATGCTTCTGTTCTGGTCCGTACATTTGACCTAAAGTTGGGTCCTGAGAGAACAGTGAGTGAAACATCAGATGCTTAGTGATCTGCGTCTCCTGTTCGCCGTAGCCGAGGTTGAACTCAACCATAACGTCACGCTTGTCTGCCCATTGTGCGGGTGTGATATTCACATACATTCCTGCTAACTCAACGATCTTCTCTTCTGTCTCGTTCTCTACGCAGATCTGGTAGACCTTGAGAAAGAGAGGTTTCAAGAAGTTGTTGGCGAAGTTTCTAGCAATGATCTTTTGCCTTTGTTGGCTCATGCTTGCTAGTTGTTCGACCATCGCAGCCGAATTTTGGTGACTGATGGCGTCTTTGTTTAATCCCTGTGACAATCGAGAGACGCCACTTGTATCCTCTTTGTCTTGATCCAACATGCTTATCGTTTGGAACACAAATGGATTGAGACTTGCTTGAGGCATTGGGTTGATTGCGTCGGGCCTAGTCACATTGACAATGCCGCCAACGCGATTGTCGATAAGTTCGCGTGGGTTAGTAAGACCGCCTTTAACGACTGTATATCTAGGGTTGTTGGTGACCATAGCGTGGTCGAGGATGGAGCGTGTTAGAACTGTACGTGCATTCTGTATCGCCACTAGTTTGTCTGCAAAGTTGTTACCATGGAAGGCGTGTGGAATAGGTAGAGGAACAAAAGCCACGAATGGCAATCTTTGGACCTCTTCACACTCCAACATTGTACCACCGGACTTAACTATACGATAAAGAGAACAAACGCCCTCTCCATACTTATCAAGTTCCATGAAAGCCTCGACGACAGTCACCTGTCTGGACATCTTCTGGCTGCTGTTTGTATTAAAACCTCGGTCTGCACCGATCTCGTTAAAACGCGATAAGATCTCTGGGTCATTGTCGAAGTCATTATCTTCGTCATTGATGTCCATGACCACATCTTCGTCATAGCCCATCTCGATTAGATCTGAGAGTGACTTCTTGGTTCTGTGAGCCAGAAACATAGCACTGTCTAAAGATTTACATTGAGGCTCAATGAGGAACTCTTCCGGAGCAACGGCTTCTATTTTTACCTGTGATGCGTCTCTGTAGATCCGAAGTTGACCATTGTTCATTCCGTATTCGTCTGTCTCGACCTCTTCGATCTCAGTCATCTCATCTGCTAGACGCATGTCCAGTTCTTCTTCTGTGAGATCCTCAATGTCTTCAAGGTGGCTTTCAGTCCTCTGATCCCAGTAGACTTTACAGATACCTGCCCTTGCAATCAGTCCATCGTGAATCACTGTCTGCATAGTTTCGAAAAGATTATTTTGCCGATGGAGAACGTAGTCTGTGTACTCTGTGCAGACTTCAGCCATCTTTACGTCGTCCACATTCTGGGGAGCAAAGCGAAGAGTTTTGTTACCTGTGCTAAAGGTCTCCAGTAGTGCAGCCTTCATCGACTCTACAGCATCGTAGACGTCCTGCGAAACGTACTTAGAGTTTCCGTCGTGTGCAGGTTTAGGTAGATGGGCTGAGTAGTAGTCCATAACCTTTTGCCGCTCTTTCGACAGTTCACTATCGTAGTAGCCTATTGATCGTCTCAAGTTCTGATCGACTATTGATAGTATCTTTTCGTCATCAAGTTTTTGTAATTCTTCTGATTTCATATCTAAACCATCTCAATGTAAAATTCATCGACTGCATCTATTGGTGTCCAGACACCTTCGTGAATGTGATTGGCGAGTGCTAAACTCATTACACAGTCGTCAAAGCAACCACTCTCTGCTTCCATACCGCCGCTGTTGTTGACGATATATGTAAGCATTTCGCGGATAGTGACTTTATCGTTAAGTTCGATTGTTCCATCCCTAGTCGTTGCCCTCAGTTCATCGATGACAAGTGGTTTAGTTTTGGAGGTTGTTGTGAAACCGAGTTTTACGGTCTCTTTGTCTGTAAGTTTATCGACTTGGATCTCAGTGTAGAAATTTGGATAAGCCATGTCTTTACCGAGCCTTGTGCAGGTCAGTATGCCGTGACTGTTGTTCTCTACAATTATAAGAGCCTCGTTGAAGAACGTACCTAAAGCAAAAAGAACTTCTGCAAAGTAGTCAGGATGCACTCTGGCTCGATATGTGGCTACTTGCCTTTTCTTCGAGTCCAAGACTTGTGCTACACTCCAGTCTCCACCGGACACGCCCATAGCGACATCTGCACCAATCGTATATTTCTCTCCGGCATCATGTTTCTTGTAGAGTGATAGTTCGCCTCTAGGGTTCTCTAGCCACTCATCGCCTTCAAGCGCCAGTCGATTGATAGGGTCTGGAGCATCGTTGAGAGACTCTTGTAATGTCTCTGGATTAAACACTGGTCTCCCAGTTGTGAGGAAGGCTTCTTCAGCCTCGATAGGGTACTCTTGTTTGAATAGATCAATTCCGTTCTGGGCGATCTTCCGTCGCCTAAACATAAGTTGCTCATCATCGAGACCATACTTCTCAACTAGTTCTTCCTCTTCTGGTGTCTGTTCGAAGTTCTCAGGAACTGGTTCCCGATAGTCGGGGTCTAAATGCCAAGGAATGAAGACAGGTATGTATCCATTTTTACCCTCGACGGCTCCTCTCCACAGATCATAGAAAACACCACTAACACCGTTAGCCGTACTCTCTACAAAGATTGCAGTTCCCTTTTTGCTTGGGACTGCTTGTGTGAGGCCGTTCCAGTTCTCTAGCGCCGTGGACTTGGACCAAAACGCTATTTCAGAAGCATGAACATGGGTTAAAGTCTCACCTCGACCAATACTTTCACCTCCTGCCGTCGCAACAACATAAGAACTATCTAAGACGTCAAATGTAAGTTCACGGCGAGATGAGTATTTAGTGTGAGGCTTTAGTAACTCAGGACAGTTCTCATGATACCTCTTAGTCATATCAAACAATGCTCTAGTACTGTCAGAATGATGAGTAATCACCAGTGCCTTACAGGCCTTCCGCTGAGACACATTGTGGTAGAGATAACCACCGCAATAGGTACTAAGACCTTGCTGCCTCGCCTTGAGTATTATGATACGAACTTTACCCTCAGACTCTAACTGTTTGTCCACTGCATCTTGAAGTAACTTCTGTGCAGGTTTGAGATTGAGAGACTGTATGTCTCCATCTTTAGTTCTAATCTTTAGGGCTGATTTTGCGTAGAAGTCGAAGTCATCAAATAGTCGTTGTCTGACTGCTTTAAGTTTCTTGTCCATTTTGCTCTTCTTGTTCCTCATCGCTGTCTAACAGCGACTCCAAGAAGGCTTCTGCCTTACCGATTGTGACTTCGCTCTTAGCGGCAGGTTTTGTCTTAGTGAAATCCAAGACCATTCGAGCCGCTGTAAGGCGGTCTCTATTTTGTGCAGGTTCGCGCATTATCTCGACGGCTGTCTTGAGTGCTTCGACTGCAAATTCGTCGTCGATATCGTTTTCTTTAGCCATTATCGCAACAATCCTTTCAGCATCTGCTTTTGCTTGTTTTCTGATCGGCTTGATCATCTCTGCAGTGTAACCGTCTGGAGTTCCTCGTGGGCGTCCTGCATTTTTCTTAGGCTTACTTGACCACTGCTTCCTCAATGCCCTGCCTTCTGGTGTAGACATGAGTGTAGTGAAATAGTTTGCTTTGCCGTGATTTGCCTTTTTCGGGTGAGTAAGTTCCTTCTTTGGTGCTTTCTTCCGAGGCTTCTTTGGTGCGACCATATAAGTCTCCATATGTAGAAAAGGCCCCGAAGGGCCTCTTTACGCTGTTAGGATGCCGCTTGGCATAACCTCTTCATCAGGTTCCTCGAGTCCGAGGGATGCTAACATTCCCATGCCCATAACAGCGGCTAGGATTGTGGCAAACGGATGTGAGTAAAACTGGATCTTTTTGTTTCCGGCTTTCCTAAACTCTTCTCGTATTGCTTTAGCATTAAGAGGCATGATCTCTTTGGCTAATTTTGGATTCATCAGATACAGCCACATTGGATCTACAGTTAACTCATTCACATTTTCAGTGTAAGTTCTGAAACGCTCTAAATTACGTCGCCAAGTCTGTTGTGCGGCTTCGTCACCACTTGCTTCAGCCTTTTGAATATTCTTGAGGTATCTAACGATGTCAGGACGTGCCTGTATACTTTCACTCGGGTTATTTTGAGTAAAACCACCTTTAGCACTTTCTTGGAACGCTATGATCTCAGCAATCAGAGGGTTCTTACGAGGATCCGTACCTTTTGCTTCAAGCAATGGTTTCATGACAGAGAAGTTGTAGGAGTTTGCACCAACAGGATCTGTACCCTTACGCATGTTCTTGACGAACGCCATACCAAACTCACCTTTACCATCAAGATTACCTTGAGTAAGTGCGTGACCCATCTCGTGGAGCGCACTATGTAATGAGTCTAAGGCAGATGTTTTCTTACCTTTGTAACTTCCGAAAGGCTTTATAAAGAAAATACTACTACCGAAGCCTTTCTTGTTTCTGTTCCAATTATGAGTTGCGATAGTACCTCTACCTACTCCGGCTGCTTTCTGCAGCGCAGTTCCAGAGTTCATCATTTTTGCAGTAATTCCAAGAAGCCTTGAAACCTCAAGAGCCGTATCGACATCTTGAATGCCGTTCTCGTACTTCGTACCTACTTTGCCTACTTCAATTAAGGCTTCGGCTTCTGGTAGGTTCCCTTTGGTTTTACCTTTAGTAGGCTTTTTAACTTTGGGTCCCTCATCTGGTGGGGTTTCAAGGATGGGAGGGGTGCCTCCATCGGGGCGTACGTCACCTCCTTGATCTCCTGTACCTGTTTCTTGACTTGGGGCATTTGGTTTAGCCTTTGGTTTCGCTCTTGATGCTTTGGCCTTACGAGCGGCTTGCTGCATCTCTACCCTGTCTAAATAGGGTTTTAAGTACTGATCTGCAAGTTTTTTGTCTGTAAGATTGCCTTCGGCCTTACTTATAATAGACTTAACTTTTGGCACAGGATCTGAGCCTAAGTTCAGACGCATATCCCCTATCGCTTGCTTTAAAGTCGCCTTATCAACAGTAGATGCTGTTGATTCATCGACACGAGTACCTAAACCATCAAGAAAAGCACGGTTTCCGGCAATTCCATCTCGAACTCTAGCAGGTCTTTCATCGACTGGCGTATTCTGCCCAGGAGGAAGAGGATTACCGCCTTGTGGAGGCGTCTGCACTGACTGTCTTGGAAGCATGTCTTTAACCAAAGCAATAGCAGTACTTAAAGGTCCTTCGTCCTTTGACATGCGTCCAGTCTCAAGCATTTGCCTATATTCTTTGATGGCTCTAAGCATGATTCCGGCATTTGCATCGTCTCGACTAGAATACCTTTGCTCTTGTCTTGTTAGGATCTCATCAATCATTTGATCGATTTCTCGAGGTGTCATGTTCTGTTGGATCGTAGGATCTACTGCGTTTATAGCGGTAAACATTGTTCCTCTCGGACCGCCGTCGTTAGGAGGTTGGCCTTCTTGGTATTGAGCCACATAAGTAGCCTGTAACCTTTTCTGACCTGCATCTTTCTTAGCGGCTGCTTGTTGCTTGGCGGCTGCCCTAAGAGCGGCTGTACGCCCTTCGACTCTAGGTCCTGTCGGATCTGCCAAGCCTTCTTTCTTACGGTTCTTCCTGATGAAGGTGTTCACCTTGCTCCGTCTGCCTGTCATAGCATCGATTGCTCGACCGCCTACGACTGCAGGTATCTGTATTGCTAGCGTCTGACCCTCCAGTAGCGGCAGCGGCACCC